GGTGGAGTGGCTAGCCGCTAACTCCGAGGTTGCGGCGCTGGAACTGGCGACGCCAGGATTCCTCTCTCCAACTGTAACCATGAGTCGGATTAAGAAATCTGTTTCTGTATCTGGCGCTGTATCTGTTGAGTACGCAGTCGGCGAAGGAGTATCCGATCTGGTCCTGGGCGAGCGGCCCATTGTAACACGGGTGGATGATCTTCTGTCCGGGCTGATAACGACAACTCTGGCAAGCGGACGAACGCTGGTGCAATTCTTGAAGAGGGCTTGAGATGGTCGGCTTCTATGAGGAAATGCAGGCAGTTGCCGATGATATTCTCGGCGAATACAAGCAGGGTGTTATTCAGTTGGTCAAGGTGACACCGGGCGTTGCAGATCCTCAAACACCATGGATTCCAGGTCTGGAGCAGATGGTGACCTACGACCTCAAGGCGGTGGCCAAACCAATCGACCGGCGCTTCGTCGATGGAACCTTGCTTGTTAGCACTGATGTGGAAGTTATCACTGCTGTCACGGCAACGTTGAATGGCGCACCCTCCCCGGTCGACCCACATATGGAAGATCGTGTTCTGGTGGATGGACAGCCCAGAGCAATCAAGAAAATTCGCCGTATCCCCGAGGCCGGAACGGTAGTGGCATATTCTATCTTTGTGGCAGGATAATGGCAACAACGGTAGTATCACGAAATGAAATAGAGCGGCTACTCAATGAGCTAGAGCCGCAGATGAGAGACGCTTTTCTAGAAGCGATAGCTGATATTACGGACGAAGTTGTCCTCAATGATCTGGTGGAGCGTATCGCCGCCGGAGATATCGACGGCGCGATTCAAACACTTCAAATCGCTCCCCCTGTGTTTAGTCGCGTCGCCGATGTTTTTTATATGGCATATCTTAACGCTGGTAATGTCGTTGCTGGTGATATACGAAAGATATCTGTTCCTAAGAGTCGTATGCCGCGCCCCGAGATATTTCAGCCTGAGTTGCCGGGTGGTGGCAAGCTGATAGTCTACTTCAATGTGCGCAATCCTCAGGCGGAGCAGTACCTCCGCACAGAAAGCTCGCGCCTTGTCACGGGCCTGACTGATGTGGCTAAGGAGTCTGTGCGCGTCGGTCTCTCGGAGGGGATGACCAAGGGGCAGAATCCCCGGAAGACGGCGCTGGACGTGGTCGGTCGCATCAGTAAGAAGACCGGGCGGCGCGAGGGCGGGGTGGTCGGCCTATCTCAGAATCAAGTGGAGTATGTCAATAACGCTCGAGACGAGCTCTTGTCAGGCGACCCTGTCCTAATGGAGCGTTACCTTGGGCGTATGCGGCGAGACGCGCGGTTCGACGCCAAGGTGCGGCGCGCGATCGCTGCGGGGAAGCCGGTCAGTGCAGACGACGTGATGGCGATGGTGGGACGCTACGCTGATCGGCTTCTCCAACTAAGAGGAGAGACAATTGCCCGTACAGAAACAATATTGGCTCTGCATGCTGGCCAAGAAGAAGCCATGCGTCAGGCGATTGAAACGGGTAAGGTGGATACCAACGACATCGTTAAAATTTGGCGGTCCGCCAAAGACGGAAGAGTGCGGGATTCCCATATTGTCCTGGACGGTAAGAAGGTAGGATTTAGCGAATATTTCATATCCCCGGCTACAGGTTCACGGATGCTGCATCCTGGGGATAGAAACCACGGGGCACTGCCGGAAGACGTAATCAACTGTCGGTGTCACGCAGAGTACAAGGTGGACTACATCGGAGGCGCGGCGCGCCAGATAAAGAGATTGATAGCGGCATAATGGCAACCTTTTCAGCCACTGTTGAAAACTGGGTGAAAGCGTCCCATATCGCAATGGAGGCCATAGCTAAGTCCTCCACGCAGGAAGTTGTTCGTCTGATGCGTCTACCCAAGACCGCTGGGGGACACATGCCTATTGACACCAGCTTCCTGCAGAATTCACTGGTAGGATCGACCTCGTCGATGCCCCAGGTTGATCCGAAGGCCGACGGTTCCTCCGGGCCGGACACAGGTAACTTCTCCGCGATCGAAGGGATCATTGCCAGCTGGACGCTGGGTCAAACAATGTATCTAGGTTTCACGGCGAATTATGCAGAGTACCAGAATTATGGTACTGTGTTCTTCGCCGGTAACCATTTCGTAGAGCTGGCTGTCCAGCAGTGGTCCACGATTGTTAAGAAGGAGGAGCAGCGCATGGCCGCTGCTATGCTCTGATGGCCGCTGTGTACATAGAAGGCAAGATCTTCGCCATTCTTATGGCCCATCTGACCGGGTTCACCAGTTACCCGATCGTCTACCCTAACACAGTTTACCCTATTGCGGGGATGCCGCGCGAGGCCACATTCTTCGTCGTCTCGCACACACCTAACTCCCCGGTCGGGTTTAGCATAGATCCAATGGATGAGTATCAGTTCCGAGGTGTACTAGGGATAAGCGTGATGACGCCGCTTCAGAACGGCGGGCAGGACCCACAGGACGTCGCGGGGGCGCTAGCGCGGCACTATACCGCCGCCGTCCTCCGAGACGACCCTGTGGTCCTGCGCGTGGTCGCAAGGCCCCACGTAGTGGGCGGCTACATAGACGGTAGTCACTGGCGCACGCCAGTGGTCATAATGTATGAAACGATCGCGGCTCCTAACGAGAGCATCGGTTGAACATTCACCAGCACAAGGAGCCTTGAGAAATGGCGCTTTATCCAGTATCCGGATGCAAGATCTTCATTGGGGAAGACCCGATTGATGAGAAGTCGGATGACTTCGTGGCAGCCGACTTTTCCGCAGTGGTCTGGACCGAAATCAACAAGTGGACTCAGATGGGTCCATTCGGCGATACGGCTCAGCTCATCACGACTGATCTGATCTCAGAGGGTCGCACGAAGAAGCAGAAGGGCACGCGCAACGCTGGCTCGATGCAGAATGTCTTCGCTGTCGACAATCTTGACGAGGGTCAGATCGCGCTGCTGGCTGCGGAGAAGACGTTCTGGAACTACCCGATCAAGGTAGAACTGAACGATAAGCCGGATCCGGCGGGTGCGAATTCGCTTCGTTATTTCATCGCCCTGATCATGCAGGCTCAGGACGCTGGCGGCGGCGCGAATACAATCCAGACGCTCAACTCGATGTTCGAAATCAATTCGAACGTCGTCCATGTTGAAGCGACTGCCGGTCCGTAATACGTTTCATTTGCCTAGGACTATCGGACGGCGTTGCCGCCCGAGGATTTCTGTTGAGTAGGGAGCCATACAATGGTAAAGACTAGGGAAACTGCCAACGGGGAGGCACCAACGTTCGATCTAGCCTCTTTCGATAAGATGCAAGCTATTCAGGAAGCAGGTCTAGATGTCGAGATCAGAGGCCCAGATAACAAGAAACTGGGTTTCTCGATCAAGGTAGCTGGACCTGATTCTGAACTTCAGCGTAGTGTGGTCGAGAAGCTAACGAACGAGCGCCTCCAGAGCGAGGACATTAGCCCGTTGACGGCCTCCGAGATGGACACGCGCAAGACCCGTGGGTTGGCTATGTCGACCATGGGCTGGACAGATTTCATTCTGGACGGCAAGGTGCTCCCGTTCAGCACGGACAATGCCTATAAGCTATTCCGGCGATTCCCATTTATCCGAGACCAGATTGAAGAGAAGGCGTCAAGGCGTACAGCTTTTTTGGGGCTATCCAACAGCGATGCGTCGTTGCAGTCCAACGATGGGTCGCTGGAAAACGCCCCCGCGCACCAGCCGCCGGACTCACAATCTTCAGCTACTTCCAAGAGCTGAGCAATGCGCGAGGTGAGTCCAAACCTCTCTCTTTCCAAGAGATCGAGTCTTGGGCACGCCTCCGTGGCGTCCGTCTCTCTGACTGGGACATTGATACTCTCGTCGTTATGGATAGAGCTTTCCTTGAGGCGGCTGCACCGCCCGAGGAAGAGAAGACTCTTCATGGACAGCCCTTGTCGGACCGGCCTCTCTCGCCGCAGTTGTTCGATGCGCTGTTTCCGTCTAACCAGAACAAGGAGGGCGGTATCCAGTGACCACAGCGACATTAGGGTTCGAAGTCCAGACCGGAAATTTACAACAGGCGATAGCCGACCTAGATAAGCTGACTCCAGCTGCTCAGCGAGCAGAAGCTGCGGTCAGGAAACTTGCGGAAGCCACTGGTAAGATTAGCCAGGTTGCCCAGAACACGGGTAATCTGGGGCCGAAGCTACAGCAGCAAGCCACTGAGGTTGAGAACTTCGCCAAGCGCATAGAGCGGGCGCTTAACTTCCCGTCCTTCAGTTCAGGGAATCGGGTGGGTACGCCGTTTGAAAATGCTTTTGGTCGTGCTCAAGATATACAGGCTTATGGTAATGAATTAGATCGACTTCGCTCTAAGTTTAATCCGGCTTTTAGCATACTTCGTCAATATCGCACTGGTATAGATGAGATTCGTGATGCTTATCGTGTAGGGGCGATTAGTGCTAATGAGATGACCGCTGCTATTGATCGGCAGCGTGCTGCTTCTATGCGGGCTGTGGAGACAGCGCGGCTTCAGCAAAGTGGTGGGCAGGGAGGATCTCAGCGTCCGGGTATTTCCGGCATGCAAGGTCAGATGCAATCTAACCTGATGTTCCAATTCCAGGACGTTGCGGTTACAGCGGCAATGGGTATGAACCCATTGATGATTGCTCTGCAACAGGGCACACAAATTGGGGCAGTATTTACTGAAATGTCCCGCACTGCAGGTGGTGCCAAAGCTGGCATCACTGCATTGGGTGGGGCTTTAAAGAGTTTATTCTCGGTTACAAATCTACTGCCGATTGCATTTATTGCTGCGGGTGCGGCGGCGCTTCAGTATTTCTTTAATACCAAAGAAAAGGCTGTAGATCTCAATAAGGCACTTAATGATGAATTGGAGGCGATTAACGCGCTCGGGAAGCAGTATGGTCTTGCTGCTATTGACAAGGAGAAGTTCTTTAAGCTGACGCCGACTGAGCAGCAACTCGGAGCGGAAGCTAAGCAGGATGCTGCAACTAAGGCAGTAATTGAAAAGACTAATGAAGCGATAAATGGTATTCGATTAAAAATCTTTGAGGAATTATCTAAATCTGGTGGAATGATTGTTGAAGCTCCTATATTGAAGTTACAAGGAGCTGTTGATAATCTTAGAAAGAGTATGGAAGGTGGCAAGCGTCCAGACTTTGCTGGATTTGCTAGAGATATGAAAGCCGTTGATGATGCAGACGGCGATAAAGAACTACATAAGATCGTATTGGAATACACAACTATTGTTGAGGAAGCATCTAAAGCTAATCAACAAATCGCAGTTACAGCTGAGAGACTGGAGGATCTCGGGGCTAGAATGCGAAGAGCGGGGTTGGATCGGGGCGCTATACCGCGTCAGGCTGGCTTTGCTGAGATTGATCGACCTGAGGGTGGTGTTCACGCAGCAGAAGAGCGTACTCGGCAGGCCAATGCTCAGGCCGCTGCTGCGGCGGCTGCTTATCGTAGAGAGATTGAGCAGACATTAACCACGGAGCGCAATATTGCGAGGCAACGTGCTGAAACAGCACAGATATTCGCTCGTACTAATGCAGAGCGCATAGCTGCCGCTAAGGCGGTAGCAGAGGCAGAACATCCTAAAGGTGAGGAGCCGTGGCAGAGACAACAGCGCATTGATAATGCTGTTCTCAAGGAACGTACTCAAATAGATAAAGAAATGGCCGATGGAGATCGTGCGCGGGCAGAAGCACGGGACAAATCTCTTAGAGATGGCCAGCTTGAGCTAGAGTTGATTGGTAAGACAGCGGCGGAACAGGCACAGCTTCGTAGCGAATATGCTCAGACTGAAGAACTACGTAAGAGATATCTCGATACTGGTGTCGCGGCCAGTAAAGCAGAACTCGCTGCGATAGAAGCAAACTCTGCAGCACTTGGAGCGCAAGCTGACGCCAGAGCGAGACTTAATCTTCAGACGGATCTAGCCTTTGAAGCTGCGCAGCAGCTACGAAGCGAGGAAGATAAGGCTATCGCGGCCCGGCAGCATGGAGCGGGTCTCGAAGTAGATCTCAATAGTGCCGAAGCGCAGATGATGCGCCACATCCAGCAGGTCGAGCGCCTGAAGGACACCTGGCAGGAAGTCTTCGACGTTGTCAATGATGGCGTGGACACTATTGTCGACGCGCTGTTCGAAGGGACGGACTCCTGGGAAGAGACATTCAAGAAAATTGGGCGGCAGTTCGCTCGCCAGATGTTCGACCTCGCGGTTACTAATCCGCTTAAGAACTGGCTCACAGGTGCGAATAACAATACGATCGCCGATATGGGCATCTTTGGCAGCGGCGCATCGAGCGGGCGCGGCGGCGGCTTTGGCGGTGTGCTTGGTAACCTGCTTGGTGCTCAGAAGGCCATAGCCTCTATGCAGGTTCAGGCCGGAATTGTTAATGTGAACGGTACTGTCATGGGGGCAGGAGGCATCCCCGGAGTACCCGGTACTGGTGGTGGAGGCGATACTCTCCAGAAAACAATTCAAAGTCGCATTGATTCGGCCTTCGGTACTGGTGGCGGTGGCGGTGCTGGTGTAGATAACATTATAACTGGTGCATTGAAATCTGCGGGTACAACAAGTCAAGGTATTCCGTTATCCCAGATTGGTGCTGGCTCCTTAACAGCCAAAGTAAGCACGGAGTATGCTAGTCGGTTCCAGGGACTTCTCAATGATTTGAAGTCCGCTGGTTATCCCATCAGTTCGCTTGGCGAGGGTGGATACTCACGTGTTCGTATGACACAAGGTCCGGGTACGGGTGGTTCATTATCCAAGCACTCGTTTGGCGAGGCGCTAGATATCAATCCAAATGTTAATAAGTTTAGGCCGGGAGCGAGAGGTGATTTTGGCGACTATGGTATTGATCCTAGCTCATTGGCAAAGAGACACGGGCTAAAGTGGGGTGGTGATTGGCGCACTCCGGATACAATGCACTTCCAGGTAGATAAATCTATTGAGCCAGCTACGAAAGCTATTACTGAATTGGGTGATGTATCTAAAGTTGCGGCTGTAAGTCTAAGCAAGGCCGGACTAGCTGGCTTTGAGACTGTCAAGGGATTAACGGACGCAGCGGGCGGGCTGACTAAATTTGGCTCTGCTCTCAGCAGCTTTATGATGCCAGGAGGCGGTTCTGGCGGAGGCTGGTTCCAGGGATTGTCCAGTTTGTTTGGTGGTGCCAGCGGTGCTGTCGGTTATATGCAAAGTATCTCACCAGCAGCGACTGCATCCATCATTGGCGCGGGTGGTGGCTTCACTGGTCTTTACCACTCTGGCGGCATCGCTGGGTTCCCAACCTCTGGTCGGTATGTACCAATGGGAATGTTTAATGGCGCCATGCGCTACCACAACGGTGGCTATGCCGGGTTGATGCCGAACGAGGTTCCGGCAATTCTGCAACGCGGAGAGCGGATCTCCCCGGTCGGCGCGGGGGGTAATGATAACTCACCTATGCTCGGACAAATCCTGGTGGCGCTTCAGAAGATGAAGCTCAGCGTGAAGAACGTCAATATCCAGGATAAGGAAGTCGTCGGCGATTATCTTCATACTGAGAGAGGTGAGGAGATCTTCGTCAACACGATGCGTAGAACAGGGACGGGGCGCTCACTGTGACAGATGTATGGCCGTATCAACCCTTGACGGGAAGCACTGAGGAATTACAGTTTCTCTCAGAAGTGATGGGCGGTTACTCGGCCGAACAGCGTCTTGCGCTACGGCCCAAGCCACGTCAGCGGTTCAAATATGGCCACCGGATGATGAACGGGGAGACCTACTCCCGCGCCAAGCAGCTGGTGCGCTATACCGGTGTTAATGATATCTATGTCCCTGTGTGGGGAGAGTGGCAGAGGCTGACGGGTACGGTAGCCGCCGCCGCTACGGGTT